CAAGCACTAGGTCTGTTTTAAGCGTAGCTACTGGCACGTCCTCAGCGTTACCTGTTAAAGCACTAGTACGACCTTTGTAGGTCTTAGTAGCCATTTGAGCCAGGTCAGCGTTTACGACTGCATTAGTGTTGATAGTCCATGTAGCTCCACTAGCGGTTACGGTAATGTCGCCTTTGTTGCCGTCTGATACGCCACCTCCACCGCCTGCAATAGTAATATCTGTACTATCTGTCCCCGCATTGTCTGTAGCAGTTACACCAGCACCTGTGAAGTTGAGGTTAGTGCGAGCGGGGAGAGAGATTGTCTCGTCTTTGATGACGTGTTTTGACCCGCCTGAGCCTGGGATAAATCTTTGAGTGGTTGTGTCCCAGACAATAGTCTGACCATCAGTAATCCCTTCAATGTTTACGTCTGAGAGGTAACGCAATAAACGAACACCAACAGCTTGAGGTTGTCCTGACTTAGCAATTCTACTTAAATCATCAATCAGTTCATCAAGTCCTTTAATAGCGGATTTATCTAGTCGTTCGTCACCTTGTAAACTCTCTAGGGCGTTACGGATATTCTCACCAACAATTAAAACTGAGAGATTACCAAGCTCACCCCGCATGGTTTCAAACTCTTGGAATACCTCTGTTAAGTCGGTTTCGGGAGGTAATACGGGAATAAGTCCCTGTACGCGTTTAATCTCGCTTAGAAGGGCAGTTTTGACGCTTGAGACGCTTGTATCAGCGTTCTCTTTGACTTGGTTTATTACTCCTTGGAGGTTAGAGCGGGTTTGAGCTAGTTCACTTTTAAGAGTAGCGATAGTTTCATCGGTGGCTTGCTCGGTTTCCGAGATTTTATCAGCTAGAGTACGCCCGTTTTGGTCTACAATAGCCATCACAGCGTCAATTGCTTGGATTAGTTCCTCAGGAGTGACAGCTCCCTCGTCAAAGGCTGAAAGTAGCTGGTCTAGTCGTTGTAGTTTTTTATCATTTAGAGCCATATTTTGTTTATTATATCACAGTGTGGACAGTATCTATTGACTTATATTGTGGTGGTGGTATAAGTGGGGTATGGCAGGTATCATAGTTATCATTTGTGCTTTGTGGTTAGGACTTTTGTTTCCGTGGCTTTTTATTGTGTATATTGCTATTGCAGCAATGGCATTATTTAGCCGTTAATCCTAAAAACTCCTCAACCGCTTTTTGTCGAGCTTCTGGTGTAATACCGGCGGCTCCTTTTGCAATATCGCCAGCAGTGTCAATTGTTGCCGAGATAAGCCCACCTTGACGCATACGGTTCATAAAACCAACTCCTTGGTCAATACCACTCGCTACCCCCCCCTCTACTCGACCTTGTAGACTGCCTTTCGGTACAGTCTCATAAATATCATCAAGTAAGTCCGCAAACCGCACTTGTTTTACAATACTATCTGAGTACGTATTACCATATTTGCGAGACACGTTTTCAAGATTCTGCAATGCAGACATTGGTTTGGCGGATGCTTGACCAAGTAAACGGTTCATAACTTCCCCTGCGCGTAAGTTTGCTATATCTCCAGAACCTATAAAATCACGACCAATAAGTCGGCGCATCTCACCGAGAGCTTCAAAAGTTTCTTTGTATTGGGTATTAGCTACATTGTAATCAGGGAAGGTGGTATCAAGTACATCATCAATACTTGTTCTAAGTCCTTTAAGCAATCGTTCTGCATCGCCGACAAGCCCTTCGGCATTTTTGCCGTAAGTAACTTGGTTATCAATAAATCTTTTGGCGCGGTGTAATTGCAGACCATCTAAATTAGCTCCGGCAAGGTCAGGGTCTACTCGTTTAAGGACAATTTTAAGTGTCTTTTGTACAGTATCAAGACCTTCAAATGACGAGCCTTCAAATGCTTGTGCAATTTCTTCTTTTGTAGAAGCTAATCTCAGAGCATCAATATCTACTCCGTCACGTTCAAGCTGATTAAAGAATTGGTCTGTTGCTTTACTTGCATTTACAGGCTTCCCTGCTAGTTGTCCTCGCGCAATGTCATCAATTTGCCCGCCTGCTGTGCGGTTAATAGTTTCAACATCTTTGGCTCGTTGCATAAAAGCACGACCAACAACTTCTTGTTGACGTTGATTGGGTATACCAGTTCGCGCGGTTTCTTTAGCGATGTTGACCATTTCCTTTGCTGCCTTGGCATCTTCTGGAGAGAATGATTGCATAATAGCAACGTCAGTATCTTGAACACCTTGTTTTAAGAGAGCTTGAGCTTTTTTATCCGCTACTACTTTTCCATTCTGGACAGTAAAACCTGCCGTTGCTCTGTCTTTTAGTGGAGCTGAGACTGTTGGTTTTGATGTCGTTTGAATTGCAGTATCAGTTGTTTTGGCTTGTGTTTTTAATAACGCATCATCTACATTATTAGATGAACTTAAAAGGGTCTTGAGTTCTTCTGCTCGATTGGCTCTAGCTTGAAATGCTCCACCAACTCCCCCTACAACCCCACCAACAGCCCCCCCTAATACACCGCCTACTGTAGCTTGTTTTGCTGCCTCAAATGCAGTACCTAACACACCTTTATTTTGTTCTACTCCCGATGCTACACCAGAAACTCCACCAAAGACTGCTCCAGATGCCGCACCTGTTTTAAGACCTTGTAGTGAACCCTGTAAAGCACCTCTGCCTAAAGTTGTTGCAGTTGTTAATTGTGGTGCGGCGACACTTGTAAGTCTCCCTGTTGCTCCGCCTCCAAAAGTTCCAGCACTAGCAATAGTTCCCGCAGTACGAATAGCGGAGCCTATAACATCTCGGTTAGATACTCCTAAATCTGCTCGCTTTTGCATGCCTTCATTTATTGCGCTATTTTCACCTAAGTATGTTTGTAAAGTCTTTTCCAAACGTGAAGTATCTTGACCTTGTGCTTTTTGTTCTTTAATTGCATTAGCGAGATTAGTTTGAATTGAATCCTGTTCAGCAAGCATACTGTCTCTAATCCTAGATTCGTTACCTTGGTTAAGTCCAGCAGCAGCTCCTCTTGCAAGAGCAGAGACACCAGTAAACTTCCCTAAGAAACCAAGAACTCCCTTTGGTTCTTCTACTTTTGCTATATTATCAATAAAGTTTTGTCTTGTTTCCGCTTGTCTTTGTGGTATTGCTTGTTCTACCTTACCTAAATATGATTGGAAACCAGAATCCCCCATAACACGCCGTTTATCTGCTAGCTGTTGTGCAATTTTTTGTTTTTGTTCTTCTGAGAGAGCCATATTATTTATTTAGATTAGCACCAACAAGCCCTTGACTCATTAGCATGATTTCTTGGATTTCTTCTGGTGTAGCTCCTGATAAGCTATCAGCTATACCAAAGTCCACTTGAGTAAGAGGAGCTGATGCCTCGTATGCTGTTAGATAATCCGCACCGTTGTCAATACCGATAGTGTTGTTCATTCTTTTTGTATACTCTGATTTTACGTTGTAGTATTGATTGTGTTTAGCATCAAATGAAGCCCGCGCAGCACGAATAAAATCGTTCTTAACTTGTTCAGGTAAGAATCCACCAGAACCAAACTTTTTATTAAAGCCCGCGTATGCTCCTTGGAATATATTTCCCGTTTTAGCAGCATTAGCAAACTCTGTTTCACGTACTACAGATTCAGGGTCAACAGATTTCATAAAGTCGTATACAAGTTGTAAGTCTTGCACCCCATCAATACCATTAGCTAAAGTATCTTCAAGCACCATATATTTCTGCAATCCTTCGTTGTATGATTTTACAATTGGTTGTGATTCAAAATCCTTGTTTACATCATTGGCAACTTTCATCTGTTCAGGAGATAGAATACCGTTAGCGGCATCTTCTTGGGCTTTATTATAGGCAACTAATTGGGCTTCATTCATTGCAGCACTAGCGTTACTAGAACGAATACTTGCATATTTCGCTTGCCTATCCAACGCTCCAATATAACTACCACCTAATGCTAACGCCTCTTCACGGGTCTTAGCTTGTAGCATTTGTTGCACAACACTAGCTGGTGCACCATCGGCACTAGCTTGGATTCCTAAGTCATAGATAGACTTTTTGTTTTCTCGTTCAGTTTCTAACTTACGTTCTCTGTCTGCTTGAGCCGATTCAAATGCACGTTGCTCGCTCTTATCAAATGCAGATTTATTTTGGTCATAATTAAACTTCAAGATAGCTAAATCATTTGTTTGCTTTTCTAATTGTGCAGAAACAGCACGGTCTGCAATTTCTTTAGCACTATCATATCGTCCTTGTACTGCTTGTTGAATGATAGAGAGGTCAGCTTGCTTAGCAAAACTATCACGTTCGATGTTTGAGATTTCTGATTGTGCGCCACTTGCTAAACCACCACCATTATTGTTGATGGCTTCGATACGTCTACGAAGTGACAATTGTTCGCGTCTGATTTTATCGTTAATGTCATTTAGTTCGGGCGTGATGTCGTTTACACCTCCTTTGATTGCATAAGCGTCATTAGTTAGTCCTGTTGTCCCTTGAGCTGTTGTAAGCTGAGTGATGTAGTCATTTAAAGCGTTTGTCTTTGGAGCTTCAAGAGCCTTAGCTTGGTCTTGGAGGTTTTGAGTGTAGGTATCTACGCCATCAGTAAACTCTGCCATCATTCCTTGAGCTTGGGTAGCTGGTACTGGAGTAGCTAGCTTCATTGGGGTAGCTGGGGCAAGGGAGGTAGCGGAAATAGTTGACGCGGTTGGAACAGGAGCGGGAGCTACTGGAGTTGTGATTTGATTTACTGTCGCTCGCGCTTGGGGAGCGGTTGCACCGTTGTTTACATTCTGACGAAACTCAGCAATACGCCCAGCGGCGGCTTGTCCTTCAGGTGTTACTGGTCGTCTAGTCTTGGTAGGAGGATTCATATTTATGTCTTATTATATCACGTTTACTGCCCTCCTTTATGAATTTCGTTAGCCAGCTCAAACATATTCACAGCTATATCTGCCCCTCGTAGTTCACATTTAATTTTAATCCACGGTGATTTATTTTTTTCACTAATTGCAGAGCGGATAAACTCGTTACCTCGCTGGTCAATACCATAAGCCCCTACTTTTCTGAAATTAGTAAAGTAAAAATTATTAGTTTTATTTATTGTACCAATTGCTTCATCTAAAGTGAGAGAATATGTTAAAGCGCTAACATCTATACCCGTCACGTGTGCTGATTTTCCTTGTCCGTAACCATTTGTAAATACCAGTTCGTCTCCGATTTTAATATCCCCCCAAGCAGGGTATTCATCTGTATCATTAAGGTTAATGGTTGATGTGTTGAGCCAAACACCTGACAAAATCATCGGTTTGTTAGGAACTTTTATTTGTACTTTCACTATAATCTCATCATTTTCTGTAACGATACCATCAAGAAACGTATACACCTCTTTCCATGTTTGCTCAATATTGTCTGTATAAATACGTTGTGTCATTAAGTGACCAATATTATTACTATCATGGAACCCATTTAAGACATATCGTCCAGTACCATCTTGGTCATTTGTACGGCAACCCCAAATTACTTCCCCAGTCAGGCTGGTAATAGCTGTTTCATTGATTGTAGTCACAGACAAAGCTCCTGAACTTATTGATGTATGATTTCCGCTATCTGTGTTCGGATAATAAACTAGCCGTTCACTTGTTCTCGAACCACTTAATTGAACGTACCTTTGTGCCTGTACTCCTTCCCTTGAAAGAGAGAGTTTGATTGTTGTAGGCGATATAACAGTTACATAATAAACATATCTATCATCTACTCCAGTGAGAGTTGAAAGGTTTACTATTTGTACACCATCACCCGTTTTAAGATTATGAGTTGAGCTAGTAGTAATTAATTCTGTTGAAAAAGTAAATGTACTGTCTCGTACTAATGTATCTGTAGTTGATGTTGCTCTATGATAAAGTCCCACATTTGGCTCGTATACCCAAATCCCCGACTTCATTTCTGGGATAAATCCAACATCTACATCTCCATCAACATTTATGTAAATGTTTTGTCCGACAGTTCCGATACCTCTGTTAAACACTTTGCCGTTTAATGAAAAACCAGCCGCCCCTTGCCATTTAGCGTGGGGGTCATTAAATACTGGCAATGTCGCCAGTTGAATATATTGAGAACCACTGATTTGAATTAATTCCCCTGAGGAAACAATAGCAGCTACACTACTGCCATATTCAGTCATGGCAAAAACCCATTCACACCCAACTGGACATTCGTATTGTGCGTTAGTTCCACTTCCATTCCAAATAAAGACACGAGCTTCTGTACCATCTGTAGTTTTAGTACCGATATAGATATAACCGTTTCGATATCGTAGTGTGGTAATTATAAACTGTGAAGCCAGAGTTAAGATAGTTGGGTTTAGATTGTATGATTTATCATACGTATGCAATAAATTACCATTTCCTATCGCTAGTTTATAAGTAGGATTACTATCAAAGATACATAATGGGTGTGGTACTCCTGTGGTCAGTGTCCCAAGTGAGTACGATACGGAACCGCTCCCATCCCAACGAGCAAAGTTAGTAGCAGTTGTTACAATTAGTTGGGTTGTAGTAGCATCTTTAAATGTTAATGAGTCACTTGCTAAAGTTATATTTGGAATAAAAGTAGTTTCTTTAACAAAATTGTTTCCATCGAGATGACCTTGATAAACTCCACCTGTTGTAACAACGCTATAAGCATTATCAAAATAGACTATTGACATAGGATAGGCAAAGTTTGTTTCATTTATAGATGATGCAAGTGCGACTGGTCGTTTAGCAAGTTTGGCTTGTCCAATAGTATCAAGGGCTATATTCCGAGTATTATGTAGAACCCCAGTAACTTCTCCTTCATTAAGTTGCGTCCAAACTTTGTTGCTAGGTATTTTCATATAATATAAGGCACGTTATAATCTCCAATTCTGATAAAGCCTGACGGTGGGTACATCACGTTATAAGAGCCTGTTCCTTCTTCGTTCACAGCTCTTGTAGCACTAGCTGTTGTTTTGCTTGATGCTCCAGTTAACGAAGTTCCTATTGCTCGAATAATTTGCGGGTCTAGTTGAGCAGAGTTAGTAAATTCACGCATTTGCTGTTGCAAAAACGCAATTTGGACTTTTAATTCATCTATTTGTGCTTGTGGTGTCATATTATTTATCAGGATTTTTCCAAGTTGTTACTGGCTTATCTGTATTAGACCATTGAGTAGGAGTTGGGATTACGGAACCTTGCTGGGAAAATAAAACAGGACTTACTTCAAGAAATTGAGAACTAGAATTTGAATCAGCTTGTCCATTTTGCGTGAAAAAAGATGGGCTGTTTTCCATAAATGTATTTCCATCAATGGAGTCAACAGCAGTCCGTACAACAAATAGAATAACATGACTTGTATCTCCGTGTGCTGATTGTGCTACATCAAATGAGAAATTAGTTATAGTTGTTGTACTAGTATATGGTGCATATACTACTGAGATACGGTTATTACTAAAAGCAACTTGTTCTGATAACTCAGTCCATGTAGGACTTCCCGTACTTGAGTAGGGTCCTATTGTATTTTGCTCTTTATGGGAACAAAATGCTAACAAAATAGAAGTAGAGTTAGTGGGAGTGGTTGATACGGTATGACTTCTTGTTGTAGTGCTTGCTACTTGACTACCAATTGAAATAGATTCAAAAGGAGTTGTTTGGTCTACCCCACTAATGCGGACAATTGTCCCAGTAAGACTTCCTGTTGTATCAGCTACATCAAATGAGAAGGTTGAAGCTGCCACATCTCCAGATGTCGCTACTTTGTAAAAAATAGCTCCTCGCGTTGATGCTGCAAAATCATCAGAAGTATTCCGCACAAGAGTCCATCCAGAAGGAGTAGAAACTGTATCAGCGGTACTAAAACCTAAGAAAATGAACATAACATCACCTACAGCTAATCCTGATGGCTTGGTAACACTAATTGGTCCTTCTGCAATGGCTGTAGTAGCAAAAGATTGGTATGAAATTAGTGGTGTATTCATATTAAACCGCTTTTAAGGCAAAGTGCCCCTCTGCATTAACAGTAATAGCGAGAGTTCCAGAAGTTGGCGTAAGTGTAGAAGCAATACCTATAGTTGCAATTATTGGAGAAGTTGCATTATTACCTGTATCTACCCAAAGAGAATATTTATTAGTACTTGTAGTGATTGTTGAAAGTGATACATCACTTGTATCAAGCTCGACTCGACTATTTCCTGTGTCTATAGTAGTTGTGACACTTACTAAGGTAATATCTGTTGTTCCTGTTGCCCGACTAGCGATAATGTCAGACCAATATTGATGCGTTCCGGCATTTGGTGTATAGCTCGTTGCCATAAATGACAGCTTTGGAGTCCCTAACGCTAAAAGCGCATCTAACTGTATTTTAAGTGCCCGTAAATGAAGTGTTCCCATATATTATTTGTTACATGCTGTTAATTTGTTCTGGCATCATCACGCCCTGTTCGTCTTTTGCTCGGCGTGAGAATGTTTTTTTAATGTCTGCTTCTGATTTCATTACTTCACTTTCAAGTCTTAAGTATGAGTTAAGGCTGTTGCGTCTAGCGTAATCAAGGGCTGGTCGTAAGTAGAACCATTTATGATGTAAGCCGGGCACTCCAGGTTTCTTTGTTGTATCACCAGGAGTAAAGAATGTAGCCTCACGGTTAATAGATACTTTAAGACCGTCTGTGACGCTCGCTGAGGGCACTGGGTCGAGGATAATGACGTTCGCGGTCTTATCGTACCTATAGGGCACTCCTTGCACTGTAGAGCCTGCTGTGATGCCGTTTTCTACACCAGTAGTATCAGCATCAATTGCTTCGAGTTCTAGGTAGTCCTTGCCAGTTTCTTTGGCATAGACTTTGTAGATGTCTAGTACTAAGTTTCCTTCCTCATCAGTAGTAAAAGGGTATTCACGTTGCCCTGCTACAATGTCAGCCGTCATTTCTGGAAAGTCGGGGTGATTGCTGTCATCAAACTTCCAAGTGCCTGAGGTATTAAAAGCTAAAGTGAGGTAGTCACTAAAGGCGATGTTTTCTTGGTCTACAAAGTCCTCTAAGCGTGTAGTGCTACTAGAAACGTCACCACGATTAGCTCCAATCTCTAACTCGTACTGTCTGATGATTTGTGATTGTGTAAGTGACATATTGTTTAAGTGCTATATCCAAACCCCCACGAATGAGGGTTTGAGATAGACATTAAGCGTCTGGAACAATAGCAGTTTGCACCGCTCCGAGGTTAGTGTACCCAACAAGAATCCAGTTAGAAGCAGAAGCGTTAGTCTTTTTAGTCACAGTGTAAATATTACCTGCGGTTAAAAGAGCTTCTTGTGTTCCGTCTGAATCGATGTTGTTGATGGTTTCATTACTTGAGGCTGGTGTGCGTAACTCTGAGTTAGCTGCACCTGCACAAATAGTAATGGTGTGTCCAACTGGTACTGAGGCAATTGATGGTAGGACAGTGAAGTCGTTTACATCGGTTGCGTTAGCAGCCAATTGAACAGCGCGTACATGAGGAGCAATTGAATTTGATGTCCCCTGTGTCGCTGTAGGCGTCAAGACAACATGGTTCACTTGTACTCCGTCAAATACTGGTCGTTTTCCTTGTGATAAAGCCATAATAGTTTAAGTTAGTTTGATAATTAAGAACTTAGTCTATTTAACTCACTAAAATATCAAATTGAACTGGAATCATCTTAGCCCACGCCTTAAACTTTCGGTCAATACGTGTTTCAAGTCCAACTCCTGAGATTTGAGCACCTGCTACAACTGGGTTGATGATAGTTTTAACTCGCCCGTATGTTGATTTAACAATACCAACTTGCATACCTTTCTTAACTCCACCGTATACGTGTCCAGCAGCGTGGAATACAGAACTGTAGTGTTCTACACCCATGTACTTGAAACCTTGCTTGATACCGTTCTTAAGAGCGTCATCAGCAGTGTTGTAACCTTCACTTGAAGCAAGCTGTTCAAGGATTTCAAAGTCAGCTTCACGCCATACGATAAACATTCCGTTCTTAGCAGCCATCGCACCACCTTTAGCAGTACGAATAGCTCGCTTCATACCAGTGATAATGTTCTTGATGTTTGATACCGCAACAGTGATGTTACCAGCCGCTCCACCGATAGAAGCATTATCGAAGTTAGTCCATTGAGCGTGTTCTGCAAGCATAGCGGTTTCCATTCCTTCTGAAAGAACTTCTGCCATGTTGTCAGCCACTTCCATAAAGTCACTGAAGGTCTTTTGAGCAAGGTCAGCATCGTCAATGTGAGCTGCACTGTATACATAATCAGTAATTGAAACTGAATCGTCTACGGTAGCAACAGCCACTGATGTATAACCTGTTCCACGAGTACCAGTTGACTGTGTAGCGTCAGTTAGGTATGGGTTTTTAAGAGTACCTGAGTTAGTGTACTTTACATCCAACACTTCTTTCCAAACTTTAGGAGCGTCAAGACGTTCCTGTAATTTAGTTTCGATTTCAATCGAGTAAACAATAGCCATTTTATAATTTGATTAGTTATTAAGTAATCAAATGACTGAGGTTTATGTATTGTAGAATTTGCTTTGATTTTGCTCTTTAGCAAGTTTAGCGTTAACAACTTCACGGCGTTTACTCATTGGTACTTCCTCAATAGGTTTAGCTAGCCAATAATCTACGCTGTCTGTTGCCACTCCTCCTGAGCGATTACCCTTAGGTGTCGCTTCGGTTGAGCGTGAGATTTCACGGTGTTCTTCGAGCTTAGATTGGAAGTATTTATTTTCCAACAGCGCGTCAACATCTTTAATGCCCGCTGATTTCATCTCGCCTTTAACAAAGTCAAATTCTTCTGCCTTAATGCCACTAGCTTTAAGATATGCCTTTACATCGTACCCAAAGTCATTTGATTTTGAGGTGGCTGGTTTGTTTTTATTACGGTCTAGGATTGCTTTGTTTTTCAAAGCCTCTGCTTTCCAGTAATCAACACCTTTTTCCTCCTCTTGAGTTCCCTCTCCTCCTTCGTTTTCAGTTTCCGATTCTGTTTCAGTTTCTTCCACTTCTGTTTCCTCTACTCCATCATTTTCTTCGTTTATCATAGTGAAGTTCTAGTTAGTGCACTCTTTTGCAAGGTTGTGCCTCCTGTTAATTATTATTATACCACACTCTAATCCTGCACTTTTCCTGTTCCGCAAACTGAGCAAGTCATTCCTGAATCGTCACAGTTTGGGCAAACAGCTTTACTTTCAGTCTTTACCACTTTAGCTGGTGCTACTTTTTTAGCGACTGCTTTCTTTACTGCTGTCATTATTTTTCCCATGTTAGTTGTATACCACGGTAATATCGGCTGTACCTCCAATCGTTACGAATAGTCCAGTGTTGAACTCAGCCCCGAATAATGGAATCCACCGTTCTCCTACTGCTAGTGCCATTGTGTTTACAAGGACTGGTGTAGTAGCAGTCACGGCATCCCAGAGTTTGATTGTCCCTGATGAGTGTGAGCCTACAATAATCCCTTTAACACTGCCGTTGCCTGTTTTTACCAGACCACTGGCAGCTAAGTTTTTATATTTATATGCGTACATAGTTATACTGCTTCGTTAACCTCAGCCTTTTTCTTATCAGGCTTTGGTAGTTTAATGCTATTAAGTTCTTTAAATGCGTTGTGCATAGCGTTAATCCCTGCAAACTGTGCCATTACTTGATTCCCTACCACTTCGGCTGGGATAGGGTTTGTAAGGGCAAGTGATGCGAGAGAATAAGCACCATTAACAAGCGGGTCTCCAACATAATCTTTATGCACTCGCCCATGTTCGTAAATACCCGCAAGCAATACTTTCTCTACCGCTTCGAGCATGGCTGTATCGGCACAAAAAGCTTCAATCTTTTGAACTTGTAAATCAGTTAAGTTATATTTATTCATATATTTTTATTATACCACTGGTTGTGGGGCTACTTCTGGGGCTGGAGCTGGTTGTTGTTCGGCTTTTTCTTGTATCATCGTAATCGCACTAAAATCAATTGGCGACATACCACTTTCCTCTAGTAATTGGTTAAAGGCTTTCCCAATACCTGGGACAGTTGCGATAGCTTGTGGGTTAGCGATGATTTCACGGATAACATTGGTGATTTTGTCAGCATTTTCCACCATTCGGCGTTGTTTACCTTTAATGTTTACAAATACATCTACTGGGATTTCGTCTAGTTCACCCTCTAGTGTTTCCATGAAGCGTCTTGCACCACTCTGCATAAACAAATCTTTCTTAGTTTGGAATAGGAACGCTTGGTTTTCGGTAGTAACAGGCTTGCCATCAAGGATGAGTTTCTTAATGTCCTCATTTACTTCGTTAGTGACTACAGCCTCAGAGATTTCTTGTAGTTCATCGAGGGTTAGTTCCTCGCTGAACTTCTTGCCTTTGTTCATGTCTTTAACTAGGTACTCAGTGAACTTCCACGGGTAGAGAACATCAGCAAAGAATGTTGAGATTTTACCTTGGCGGTATTCGTGGATGCCTTGTCCCTCTTGGATAATCTTATTTTCAAGTGCAAATGGTGTACCTGATGTTGGGTTTACTCCTAATGCACCCTCAGATGCAGAGCCTGTGATACGCGCTTGGTTTTCTTGTCCTTGCTGGTAGTTTTGGAACTGAGTGAGGTTTTGCAGTGTGCCATCAAGACGGGTAGTGGTAGCACTCTTTTCTTGTTTAAGAATTGTATTATCCTTTAAGTCTGACAGCTTTTGATTTCCTAGCTCATCACTGTCAGTCACAATGACGTTAATTGCTGAATCGAGCAACTTCTTAATCTTAATACCAGCGTAGTTGTTCCATACCTGAGGTTCAAAGAGGGTTTCCACAATAGAACGACCACAGGCTCGCCCTTTAGAACGTACTTGGTCAATCTTTAAAGCTTTAAATACTTCATTAAGTGGTTTACTCTTACCTTTATAGAAAACTAGTCCTTGTTGTACTCCAGTTTCATCACTATAGAAACTCACAATGTGGGACTGGTCAGAGTAGCTATACATTTCAGCACTATCATCAAGCCATGTAGCCGGGAGAGAGCCTTTAAGTTCGTATACCTCGATGTATTTGTTTGGAGATTTAACGGTTTGGTCGTCTGCTATTGCTACTTTCTTGTCTTGGCTCGACATTGCAATCGCCATTTTGATAGCTTCCTTGTCCCACTTACCAGCAAACGCCATTAGTTCGCTTGGAGTGTAGTTGTGTTTAATACAAATTGGTCCAGCCATTACGTCTGCTTGGTCACAGAACGCAACCGTCTTTAAGTCCACCACTTCTGGGCGGACTTCGTTAACATCTTTAATCAATACAAGGTCATAGATGATAGAGCTTTCTACTACTTCATCAATGAATGTATCCAATTGATTCTTGCGTGCCCATTGTGGGTGGTATTTCTTTACGAGGAATGATTTATAGTATTCCTTGCTGTCGTTTACATAGGGAATAATGTCTTTAACATCAAAGCCCTCTAGCCGGAACGAGAGGTTAATAATCGGTGTAACAATATCGTTATAAGGTCTTTTGCCATCATTAGCTCCACTATGAAACCAACCGTTTGATACGTTAGTACAGCGTTGGATATGCTCGTACATGTTCCAATCCTTTGAGTTGGTCAATGGGATACGGACAGTTCTATAGTTAGCTTCTTCTGAGGTGATGTATGAAAAAACATCTTGAGCTTCTATCATGCTAGGTGTAGGTTATTGATAAATATTTCACGGCTCATATCGTCTGAGAACATCCGCTTTGCTTGTACGAGATTTAAGTGACGTTCTGAGGTGGTATCGCCTTTCTTTACCTTCACGTACATCTCAGTGTGAAGCCAGTCTGGTTTGAGTGATTTTAGTGTCTCGTTTAAATCATCGGTACGCTTTCGCTTCTCGATACCGTTGAACTTTACCCAGAGTGAGTATGTTTTAGTAGCCATAGTCTGATTATTATATCACAGTTAAATAGCCTCGTTTGTTTCTGCAACCTCCTCACGCATGGTTCTTTTAAAGGTAATAGGAACTTCTTTGAACTCAAACGTCATACGCATCATCAACACATCAGCAAAGTCTGGGGAGCGACCTAACTGTTCTTTAATCTCACTCTTTGGGATAATAGCTTTCTTACCATCTTCTGAGTTGTCAGTTTGTTTAATAGCGTCTAGTTCCTCAGCCATATCTGATAGTGCTTTCTCTAGCGTGTAGCCCTCAATGTTAGTGTGGAACTTAGTTATCTTGACAGACATCTGCCTGTTGTTTACTACTTCACCTAACTTAAAGTAACACTGGCATCTAAAGTTTTGGAAGTTAGCGGGGACTAGACGGTTATGTACAAAATCCCAGACAGGTAACGGAGAACGACCACCACTAAATCCCTTAATCCCCCGCATACCATCTACCACACCGCCACCTACACCATCTTCATCAGCAATCACATTTTGATAGCCAATCGCTTCATCAACAATAACCTCTTTCATTTTCTTAATAGTCTCATCAATTCCTTGGTAGGTGTATACCCAAAGACCGTATAGCTCAAGCCCTTTGTACGCACCAAGTACAATCTTGTCACCACCAAAACGCGCAATGTCTGCAATGAGTGATTTAGTATCATTCCCACCAACGAGAGTATTTAAAGTTAGGTCAGTGATAGCTTCATAGTTCATTACTTTTTGCGGGTCGTCATCAAAGTCAAAGTTCCCTTTTAAAAGACGTTCGCGGGTTACTTTGTCTGCTCGTTCTAGGTTTGTTATATACGCTTCTGGTAGGTACGGATTGTCACCAGGTAAGGCACGAATAAAAGCCCGATAGCTTGGCATTGTTCCCTCTTTCCAGGGTTTGTAGTAGTCGCGGTGTACGTGTCCTTTGTTTGGGTTAAAAGTCTCTAGCCAAAATGGTTTTACTGCTACACCATTCAAGTTATTCTTTCGCCCCACACGGGTCTTTAAAATTGATTTAGCTTTCTCTGGAGTTTCGTTTGATTCATCAATCCACGCCCAAGTAATCTCAAGTGAACCAAAGCGGGTATATTCTGGGTCTTGTGGACTGTATGCAGTATCCAAAAAGTATATCTGTGAACCATTAGGGAAGTGGAGAACTGATTGTTGAATATCATAACGGTAGTCTTTCTCTGTATAACCTAGCTCTTTTAAGATTTCAAAGAGAGTAGAGATAGTAGTTAATCTTAGTGTCTTTAATTCCTTCCGCCCAATAGCTCCACGAGAGCCGGGGTGCATCTCAGCAATAGTGATAGCCAAATAACAACCTAATCGAGACTTTCCGCCACCTGCCGCACCACCATAGCCTAACTCTGTTATGTTAGTAGATTCCCAAACATTCCAGGCATCTGTTTGTTTAGGTAAGAGTTTAATCGTTGCTTCACTCATTTGTTTTCTGAATGATAATCGTTTTTAAGTTTCCATCAGGGTTGTTAATATCCTGTTCTGTCTTATCTTTCCAACCGTAGTTATTCTTTAGATTAAAGATTGCACTAGTTTGATTCTTTCCATTAAATAGATATTCCTCAACGTACTGGTGGATTTTACCCTTAGCTCTTTTAATAGTGTCAACAAACTCTGGTCGGTCTTCGTATTCAAGTAATGTTTCTCGTGATGTGTCAAGTGCATTAGCTAGTCCAGTAATAGTCAAAGGTCTAATGTATTTGTTCTCATCTTCTGGGTCGGTACAGTTAAGGAAGTACAAGTCTATTGCATCTTGTAGTTCTTTTACTGATTGAAATTTGAGAGGTCTGCCAGTTACTGCCATGTATATATAAATAATACCACACTTTTATGCGACCCTTCTGGGTTTGAACCAGTATCTGTACCCATATCGGCTTCATCCTTTCAAGGGACTAGGCGCTGGAGAATTGTTATTAATTCACAAGGTATTTATCAAAAAGGTATT